AACTGAAGATGAATCTGGGTCAAATGCAACCCATTGTCCAGCTTCATCAAATATTGAGTTTCTATCATTTGTAATTAACTCATCACCTGTAAATACAGTTGTTGCATGATTTTTGTCGTTTACAGGCTTAAGAGATACATAAGATATAGTAGCATCAAAAGCATTAGTTGCACTAGAATAAATCTCTATATAATTAGAAGCATCTGCATTACTACTAGCTGTAAAATATTTAACTGTATTATTCTCAGTACCAGTTATTCCATTACGAGTAATGCCTGCACTACTTCCAACTGGATTATTCATTACATTAAGGGCAAAAGCACCTGAATGCACAGTAAATGAATATTCTAGTCTATATGTTTTTCCTTCTGTTATAACAAAAGAATTAGTATGAAAACTTTGATAAGCACTACCTAAATCATTAGTACCATTACTAACAATTCTTACACCATCAGAAGATGCGGTAACACTATCAAATTGATAAGTTGCATGATGAGTCCATCCATTTAAGGTAGTACCTGCTGTTATTGCTTGATTTCCAATAGTAGTTAAATCTGTTGTTGTTAAAAGTTCATCACCCAACCCTGTATTTGAAGCATCAAGTATATATGATTGTTGTCCTCTATGTCCATCATTCATTGGATACCATAGTTTAAGATTAGAGTTAGTTAATGATGTACCAGAAGTATTTAAAGCAAGTGATTCTGGATTAAGGTAATCATAAGTTACATCGGATTGTGTCCATGCCGTATCCCAGATTTGAACATCAGACATCTTTCCTGCAAAATTTAATTCATAAGTTGAACTTTTTCTAGCTCCTATTAGCATTTCAGTAGAACCTCTATAAAAATTAGCAGCTTCTTTTGTTTCTTTAATTCCATTTATATAAAAATCAGCATTAGAAAATCCATCAGCATAAGCAGCATCAACTGCAGCTGTATCAGTAACATCTACATTTACTACCCATACCAATCTATACCAAGTATTATCTTCTAATGTAGTAGTTCCACCAACATCATCACCAGAATCAACAGTAGCAATAGCCATTTTGCCACTCTTTACACCCAAAGATTGAGTACTTAAGCAAGCACCACCTATAACCTGTTCATCGGAAACATCATCGAATTTAACCCAACATGCAAATGTTTTTAAATAACTTCCAAATACAATATCGGCTCTACTACTAGATACGCTTAAATAATCACTAACCCCATCAAATTCTAATGCTCTTCCTGAATATATTTGTCCATGATTGTTATTACCAGAGGTGTCTAATGCTCTGGCTCTTGTTGGTTTTTCTATTGTTTGTATAGTAGCAGCCATTATGTTAATTTCCCTGTTGTTCCACCTAATCTTTTTAAAGATATATCTGTCATATTAAAATTAATAACATCTGATGAATGCCAAGTTCCAATTTGAAGGAATGATTCACTATCTGTTGTTTTTACTCTAAAATAAGCTTCATTAACTCCATTAGTATTTGTGTAATATACTTCATCTACAACACTTGTTGCTGCCCCATTTGCAGTATTTGTAAGTAAAACTCTTACAGTATCAGTTCCTGAGTTATATGTTAAATTAAAAGTACATTTATAAATTTCGCCTTCTACTAGGTTTAATGAATTAGATGCAGCTCCTGCCCAATCGCCACTTGTTTCCACTGCTGCTGATATATTTCTTCCTGATGTAGTAAGTGTATCAAAAACATAAGTACTTCCATTAACAAAACCTGTAATAAGTTCTTCTCCTAATGTATTGTCATGACTATTAACAACTACAGATGTTCCACCTGAACCACCTAATGTAGTATCTAAATTCCACCATGATACTAAATTTGTTTTTTCACTTGTAGATAAACCTGCATAGTTTTTATTCATTATAGATTTGACTTGTGCTTGAGTTAATTGACTTGACCAATAAGCAACATTACATAAATATCCACCTAGAAAATAAGACGTACCTTTTCCTATATATTTAAATATTAAATCACTACCTATAGTGTCAGCAGTCATTGTTAATTCCACACCATTTTGATACGCTTTTGCAGAACCTGAACCATCTAAACATATAGCAAAATGATTCCATGCTCCTAATACAAGAGGGTCTTGTATAGTATTCCATTGCATATTATCACCATCTGATGAACCTTCAATTATAATTCTGTCATTATCATCGTCAATAGCTATTGTATTATAAAAAGCATCGTCATCTCCAAAAATTGGATGCCACCCTGTATCTTTTAAATTTACCCAAAATGCAAATGAATAAGCTGTATCGTGAACACTTAATGTAGTCTCTGATACAGATATATAATCATTAGTGCTATCAAAATATGCAGCACCATCACTTATAGGTACAACGCTAGCTGCATCGTATTTATGTTTTAAGACAAGTGAATCTGTTACAATACCTGGAGTTACTAATCCGCTTTTTGATAAGTTAGAACCTAATCCTAAAGACACGACTAACCTCTATAAGCTATTACTTTACCAGAAGCAAGAGAGAATACTTCAAATCTCCCATATATTGTAAGTCCTGCTGGTATTGTAAAATCAGCCGCATCTGTCATTGTATTTGCTATATTAGTGCAATCACTAACATCTACAACTGAATCTTCTATTGCAGTTATTGCAACAAAATCTCCTGTGTGTTGAGCTGTATCATCTATGAATACTGAGCCTGCTTGACCCATTCCTGCATTTTGAGCCTCGGCTACTGTGAATTTATGTAAACTATTTGCCATTTTATTCTCCTTTATGAGTGTACTTTAAGCTCTGGCAAGAGCATGAACGTACTGTTATTAAAAATTTTTAGTAGATTCGGGAGCCACCCTTTATACGATAGCTCCCATAGTTCTACAAAACTATTAATCCTTATTTATTCGGATTAAGATATAGTAACGTGAGCAACATCATGAGCTGTAGCTTTTGTTAGGTATTTTGCACCATCACAAAAGATTTCAACACAATCACCAAGTTGTGCACCACTAATAAACACTATCTCATCAACTGCTGATGAATCTGTAGAAGAACCTGCTCCACCATCACCACCAGAAGTATATCCAACGATAGTATCTTCAGCTGTGTTATTAGCTATTGTTACAGCATTTGCTCCAACAGTAGTTAACATGAATTTAACATTCCAACCTGGACTTACTGAGCTAACTAAAGGAAGAGTAATCTCATATACACTAGCTTGATTTATTCCGAATACTTTACCAGAATCCATAGCATCTAATGTTCTAGCTGCTGAAATAACTTCAAACTTAGCATTAAGACCTGCTTCACTTGCGCTACTATTATTATTTAGATAATCACTTCTCATCTTATAATCCCTCCACATTAATAAGTGCGTGAGTTTCAGGAAGACTTACTTCAAGACCTGCTTCTGTTAAAATCAAGTCTTTTCTTAAATCCTCATCAGCTTGTTGCACATTAGTTGTGATTGCTGTGTCACGGTTTACACCGTTACCAACAAGAGGTCTATATGAAACATGGTCAAGGTCAACAAAACACATGTGACCTGAAGCATTATTTCTAAATAGAGGTTCTTTAATAATTGAACAATCACCGTGAACTGTTTCAATTTTCATAACCTTATGTCCAAATGCACCTTGTGAAGCCTCAAAGTTATATTGAGATTTCTGTGCAGTTAAACTTCCTTCAGCAAATCCACTTATTTTATTAAAGTGAGATACTACTGGTAAAGAAGCTAAACATAGCTTATTACTTGAACCACCCCTAGCAGGGTCATACATAGTTTCAAATGCTGAAAGCAAACCATCATAAGTTAATTCACTTGTTGCATATGTAGCTAAATATGGTAAGCCACTTGAATAAGCACCAATAGCACCGTCTTCAGGTGTTCCACCGTTTTGTAGTATATGACCAACGATACCTTCAGTATATTGAATACCACCTTGAGAACCTCTCATACCAAAAAGCATAGCTCTTTCAATATCAACTTTATGTTCTCTTAATTTAAGATTCCATATTCTGTCCCATTCATTAGCATATCCACGATAAACAGTTGCTCTAGCAGTATTAGACATTTCACAAGCAGTTTTAAAGATTTGTGTAAAACCATAATCATTATCTAACTCTTGAGAAAATACATCTGGAGCTCCTGAACCTTGCTCATATGATGTTCCAATTACGACACAATCACCATTATCATCTAATGTTGTTGTTGCATCACCTGCTGAAGCTGCTACAGTTTTAACAACAATTGAAGTATCAGCTGCATTATGTGAAACTGATTCTATTCTACCTGTTGCTTGTGTTACTGCTTCAGTATCTGCACCACCACCTGCATTTACATTTTGTGCAAACTGAACAACCATTCCTTTGATAAGCCAATCAACAGTAGCACCACCTGAATCTACTAACACTGTAGTATTTCCACCTGGAGCTGCTAATGTTTGAGCACCATCAATTTTAAAACTTCTATCCGTCATAGAAATTTTTGTCCTATCTTCCAAAAATCTGAATTGTGAATCAGATGTTGGAACTTTTCCTACTTTTGACAAATATACAAAAAATGGAGATTCTTCTGGAGCTAAGTCTGCTACTCTATCACTAAAGTCATAAAGTCTTCTTGTACCCATACTAGCACTATCGACTGTTGCACCTCCAGGAGTTCCAAATTTTACTTGTCCACTATTATAACTTGACATTATAATTCTCCTTTATTTACAATACGTTTGTTCGGCTACCAGCTTTAACAATATTGCTCCACATTTCTTCTTTATCATCTTTTTTAGCAGGTTGCTCACCATTTAAAATACCAGCTTGTTGAGGAACTGCTTGATTTTGACGAATTGCATCAAGTGGATTATTATTGTTTCCAGCTTCGGCCTTTGGTTGAGTTACAGATTGCCACATATTAATAGCACCGTCAATACCATATTCTGCAGGATTTTTACTAGCAAAATCCATAAACGATGTAATTTGTTCTGGATTTAGTCCTTTGTTAGCAAGTTCAGTCTGAAGTTTAGACATACCAACTTCTTTCTTTACATCACCAACTTGGCTTTGAACAGCGGTGTTAATTGTGTCTTGTAACTCTTGTTGTCGAAATTTATACGACTTAGACGATGGGTCATTATAGGCTTCCCAAGGGTCAAACTCATCCTTAGATAATTCTACACGTGCTTCTGGTGCTGGTTGACCACCCTGAACCATACCACTAATGGTATTTACAATATCAGGTCTTGATTCCAACATTTGTCCAACTTGCTCGTATTGTTTTAACTTTTGGTTTTCAGCTTGTAGTTTATCTTTTTCTGATTGAAAATATTTAGCTTGTGATTCCCAATCACTTCCAGATTCTTGCTGCTGAGTTGCTTCATCTTGCCCTACATTATCAGTAACTTGACCTTCTTCAAGATTGTTATTTTCTAATGCGTTATCCATGTTACTCTCCTTTGTTTAGCAATCTCTCTTGCTTATCTTGAGCTTGGCTACGTAAACGTAACTTCTCTGCTTCGAGTTTAACTGCCTGTTCTAATTTTCCAACCGCTAAATTATTAGCTGACTTGGATTGTGATTCTTGTGACTTAAGCTCAGTTTTAAATTTCTCAACTTCAACTTTCTTTCTTGATGAGATTGACTCTCTGTGAGCTGTTTGTAAATCACCCTGTAAATTTTTAATTTGTTCTTGAGACTGCTGTAATTGCGCCTGTAATTTAGCAACAATATCCATTCTTTGCAACACTCCCTCTTTGTCAAATATATCTGTTTTCATTAATGCTTCTGTTTGGTCAATTAAACCAGATTGATATGCTTCCATGTAAATAGACCATTCACCCCATTTATTAGATGGCATTGTAGAATTACCAATAATATTAATATCATATTGACCAATTGTTAAATCATTTATCATTTCACTAATTGCTTGTGATTTGTCATTATAAAAATTAACCATATATTCACTCATATCATTATTAGGTTGAGCTACTCTAAATACTTTTTTATATGTATAATGTTCTTTAGCTAAATTATAAACAACTTGACCAAGTCTTCTAAGTGAACCTTCAACATCTCTTAATTTAGATTTACTACGTCTTTGACCAAAATCTTCTAACATCATTGTAGCTGAAGATGTATTTGGTGCAACAGCACTGTTGCCTTGCATCATTTCAAATATACCCATATTCAAATCAATATATTTTTCAATAAGCTGAGGCAATTGCATAACTGAATTTGATAAAGGCTGAGGAGAGGGAAAATGCGGTTCACCAAATGAAGGGTCATATTCAATAGTTGCATTCGGATTTGCCCAGTTTCTTTCAAGTTCTTCAATATCATCAACACTTCCTTGTGGTATAAGTAATTTTAACCCAGATGATGCTTGTGCATGTGATGTAATTAAAGACATTGTTTTATTTAAAAATCTTTGAAAGTCTTTATTTTTTCTAACATCACTCATTGGATATGGAGTATTAGTCCAAATGTTTGGTACAGGCACTATAGGATATTTATCAGTATTTAATACATATTCATATAATACTGTTTGACCTAAAGTGCATGTTAATTTAATTCTTGTTTGTTGTACTTCAACAACATCTATAAGCCCATTTTCTAAAGCTTGAGAAATTTTAGGGTCAGCTAAAAATTTTTCCATATTCTTAACATCTAAAATTCTTTCTTCACCTGATTCCATATCAAGTATTCTATAATAAGGGACTTTAACTTTAGAGAAATGTTCAATAAGTTGATATTTTTCAGAACCTTCACCCCTATCTTTATCTTTAACATAATCAGGAGTAAATGTTCCAACAGTTCTTTTATTCATAGCTGCAGGAAAAGTATCATCTTCTCTGTAATTTTCTATTAAATCAATCATCATCTTACCATCTTCTTGTTCTTCTGATAATTGAGGATATAAATCTAATAATTGAAATTTAGTAAATATAGTAGATAACATCATACCAGTAGCATCATCAAAATATCTACTTCTAGCATTAGGGTCGATAACAACTCTAAATGGGTCTACATATGTAAATTTAACTTCACCTCTGCCATAATCAGCTTCTCTATCTACGTATGCATAAAAATAACCAAGTCCAGTTACAGAATAATCATGTATTGTTTGTTTAAATACTTCATTACCATCTGATATATTCCATATATAATCTAATATAGTTTTCCATACATTAGCTAAATCACTATCAGAATCCTCTCTTGGCATAGCAGAAAATTTTGGTGGTTTAGATGTTATAATAGCTTTAAACTGTTCAATAGCTGAATATATCCTATCTAAAGGTATATTAGATTGATTTCTTTCTGCAAGTGCTTGAGCTTCATCTTCACTAAAGTGATTACCAAGATAAAAGTCAATATCTTCACGAGCATGGTCTTCCCACTCTTTACGAGCATCTGACCATCTATCATAAAGTTCTTTTACGTAAATTGCTTTTTTATCGGATTCTATCATGCTATGTAATATATAACATATTTATCATAATAATCAACCCCTTGCCCCTGTAATCCAATTATAGGTCTTTTTTGGCTTTTCCCACTCTTCTTTATTATTTTTAATTCTTTTAACTTTACTGGCTGATTTACTGCCTTTAGCAAATTGTGTTGACAACCAAAATGCATCAATAGTATCATCGTGACTTCCTTTAGGAAAATCTAATAATTCACCAATAAATTCATGCATATCTTTCTTAAGATGTACAGCACCTGCTTTAAACATAGGTTGTAAACCTTCAAATAATCTGTCTTTCTTTTTTTGA